TCGATACGGTAACGCAAACGATAAGTACCAAAGCGAAAGTAAAGAAGCGAATTATACCCATTCAAAAGACGAAAGAAACGTATATAGAAAGGTCGAGCGCGGTTGACTTAGTGAGTATTCACAAAGATAATAGCGAAAGGATCGAAACTGAGAAACCCAAAAGCACAACATCATTCACCTGGTGGGTTATTATTGCCCTAATCATTGTAGGTGCATTCACTTTGTTTCGGGTTATGCCTTTTCGGATAACGAGATTGTAAATGGGGTCCAATCTATTTATTCATCAAAAAAAAGCCCCGTCGAATTGATAGGGCTTTTTTGTTAGATTATGATTTATTTTTGTTTCCATATTTGCTATTTATGTAATTTTCAGCATAAGCAGCAATCTCAGGATCTACTTTTTGAATAGGTATGGCGCTAATGTCAATTTTTTGCAATTCTTCCCAATAAACATATCTATACCATTCATCAAATATAGCTATTGAAGTTTTTTTTATTGGATCAATTAAGGTGGAGTGTAAAAAATATCTTTGCCTCAGAACCATATTCTTAAAAGAATCAAAACCATCATCGCGCAAAATGTAATACAATTGAAGTTGATATAAATAAAGTGTGTTTTCGTCAGTTTTTCCATTTAGACACAAATAATCTATATCTAATTTCTCCGATATTCTATTGATTACAACATTCATTTTGCTGTAATCTTTTTCTGAATAAGAAAACAAAAGATCATTATCAAAATCAAAAGGGCATTTTACATTTTGTTTTTCTTTCTCTATAATTGATTTGATAATAGATTCATTTTCATCAGAAAGCCCAATACCTATTGCATTAGAAAGAGCGTTAATTATTTGAACGCTGTTGTTCATTCTTCAATAGGTCTAATATCAATATTCTCAAATTTCTTCTCAGCTATTGCTCTGTCAAGCTCATAGCGTAAAATGTTATTTGATTGCTTCAGTAGATTAGCTTGCGCTTTAGCCTCTTCGACTGTTATTGCTTTTGATTTAAGAAGCATCATTAAGTCAAATGAATGACGGAATAATTCTTTAGTGTTTGCACTTCTGTTAGATGTCAATGCCATTATTTTACGTTTTTGATTATACCCCAAAAGTAAACTAAATTTTACCAATTACCACACCATTAACCAATATAGAATCATTCTAAATAATAAGCCCCCACAATTACGCGGGGGTTTATCCTTGTCGGGATTTCAAACCTACTTATCAAACGGTGTTAGTCAATAATAACCCAATCTTCTGAAAGCACATCAGTTTGACTCGCACGAGATTGTAAATGGGTACCAGTCTATTTATTCATCAAAAAAAAGCCCCATCGAATTGATAGGGCTTTTTTGTTTTATATACTCCAAAGTGTCGGGGCGGTTTTCTCAATTTGACTTTTAGCAAAACCAAACTCAGCTATATCTTTTTTGATTTGTTTTTCCTCAGTGAGCCATTGATTTGCCTTTGTCCAAAATTCTTTCTTAATCTCAAAGCCGTAACCTTTACGATTCAATCTTTCGGCTGCGATTAAAGTAGATCCACTTCCCGCGCACGGGTCAATCACGACATCACCTTCATCAGTAAATATCTCAATTAGTTTCTTCAGAAGTTCAACGGGCTTTTGCGTTGGGTGTATCTTTTCGCTTTCTCCATCACGAGGCCAATCAATACAGTTGAATATCATTTTGCCGTTGTTTCGAAACTTTGGCAACTTGTCACGGTAAAGCACTAGACCATATTCACAGTTGCCCACAATCTTCATGTTAGCCTTTAAGACTTGAGCAGAAAAGTTTTTACGAAACACAAGATTGATGTAATTATTAAGGCCGTAACGTTTGGCCAACTCAATCAAATACATTTGTTGGTCGAATGCGCAAAAGATAATCATACACGGGGCTTCGCCTTTTTGTCTTGGTTCACCTTCAACCTTCGCTTTTTTCGGTTCAGACTTCAACATTGTGCTGCAAAAGTGCATAAATTCAGCGGGGCGGAAATCTTCATCAGTATCGAAAAAAGCCTTTCCCGCCAAATCACTTTCTCCATTGGTGTTGTCGCCGTCTTTATACCATGCAGGGTTTGAAGCGTAGGCATTATTTCCTAAGTTGTAAGGAATATCTGCAATAATAAGCTGCGCTTTGGGTATTGCATACCCTTTGTAGTTTTGGAAGTGATCTCTATAAATCATAAGTAACTGTTATTTGTGGTGTAAATGTATAAATAAACTTTACAAACATTCAAGCCGTTCACCAATATAGAATCATTCTAAATAAAAAAAGCCCCCACAATTACGCGGGGGCTTATCCTTGTCGGGATTTCTAACCTTACTTATCAAACGGTGTTAGTCAATAATAACCCAATCTTCTGAAAGCACATCAGTTTGACTCGCACGAGATTGTAAATGGGTACCAGTCTATTTATTCATCAAAGAAAAAGCCCCGTCGAATTGATAGGGCTTTTTTGTTTATTCAACAATACTTTGTTGCACTAATTCAGTCGGTTCAAATAAACTTCCTTGCGCTCTGTGGTTATCAAGTCTTTTCTCGAAAGTCGGTGCATTTTTTACCCGCACTGCACCAAGCACGGGAACGTTAGCGGATATAGTTACGTTTATCATTCATAAGAACATTTGCAACTGCGCTACGTGATTATTGATGCGCTCCATAGCTTTGTCGTAATACTCTTTGTCTAGTTCACACGCTACGAGGTCAAATCCGTAATCGTGGCAGGCTATTGCAATGCTTCCGCTACCTAAGTGCGTGTCGAGTATCTTGTCCCCTTGCTTCGCGTAGTTGGTTAAAAGCCATTTGTACAAGGCTACGGGTTTTTGGGTGGGGTGGATGCGGTCAAGTTGATTACTATTTATTTGAATAAGCCTTGCGGGACTATCAAAGGAAGTCCACGCTTGCTCCACTTGGCTCATAGTTGGTACATAAGTCATTTTATCCCAAACAATAAACGCCCTATGCGCAGGAAGTCCAAAATAATTACCGCCCCAAACTATTTGATTTGCAGAAACTCTAAATAATTGCTCCCAATATTCGCTAGCAGGCAAACAATCATCCCAATTACTTCTACGAATATCATTCATAAATTTGGTCTGCGTGTTTCTTTTACTTCCTCCGTCCGTTGTCCTTTTACCTAATCCATAAGGCGGGTCAACAATAGCAAGTTCAAAATGATTGTCGGGATAGCGTTTCATCAACTCCATACAATCTTCGTTGTATAATTCTATTTTGCTCATTTGAGTATGTTATTTGATTTGAGCAAAGATATAAAAAAAGCCCCCCGATTATGAGTGGCTTTTTTGTTATGATAACTCCATTGGTCGCCACCTACTCCCTTTTGTGAGCCAATGGGGATTGTCACCAGACGGTCCAAATGATTTTTGAAACTCAATCTTTTTGCCCGTGTTTGCCTCAAAATAAGCGTCTAGCATATGCGGCACTTCTTTTGTGTAAACCCAACCATCTTCGTCAACAAAACTTTTGACTTGATCCCAATATTGGGCGTATGCCGTTTGTATTTTTTCCATTCTTTGTTATTTTGAATTATACTGTAAATATAAATAAAAACCCCCACCGATTAAGGCAGGGGTTTATCCTTGTCGGGATTTCTAACCTTGCTTATCAAACGGCGACTGCATAACTTTTCCAGTCTTTACATTGAACCAAGCTACTTGTCTTGGATAGTGACCGTTCGGCGTTCCATTCGCCGCGCTTATCTCAACCGCGAACTGCTTAACCGCCCATTCTTTATCCAAATCATATTCGAATGAGAATGAAGCCGCCTCTGTTTCGGTTTCATACCAAGCATCAACACACTCGCCAAAGTTGCCTTTACTTTCCGCGTCCTTGTGATCCGCAGGAACATCGCAGCTATTGATTGCCGCCATGTTAATGTCGTAATCTGACCACACTTGTCCCGCCTCATTCACAAGTGAATTGATATTGACAAGGTCGTGACGTTTGCCGCTTAGGTAAGTAGCGAACTCCGTTCCATCATCACTCCATCTTGGGAAGAAAGAAGTTAAATGCGTATCGGGGTTTTGCTCCTTGCCTAGCCAATAGTCAACATCGTGCGCAACCGTTTCGCCAATGCTCCATCCAACTGAATCCGCGATTGTTTCGATTGTAAACGCCTGGAGTTTCTTTGGTGTGTAATAACGTCCGTTGCCTAAAGACACTTTGTTGGCATCGTCCGGCACCTCGAACATAAGTTGTGGCAACTCGTTTTCAGTGCGAACCATCCAAGTCGTGCCGTTCTTCAATAGGTAAATGTAGCTATCAAAGTCCTTGTACACTTGCTTGTCAGCAGCCAAGAAGTCACCATGAAACTTGTGGAATTTATGCTCACCATTCACCACACCTAGATACTCATACTTGAATTTATGAATCATGTCGTGAACATAGTTCAATAAGTGCATTCCAAACCCTTCTGTTTTTTGGGTTGGGGTAAAGTAGTGTTTCCACTCGTATTGCGTTGGTGGTTTTGGTAGCGGTTGTTTCAATCTTCTTGCCTCAGCAAGTGCAACTTTGAACGCCGCTTGTTCTTGTGCAATTTGAGCGTTTTTCTTGCGCTCCCATTTCGAATCAATGGCATAGCCGCCCGTTCGTTTGGTGTGGATAACCACGTGTTGAACCGCGTCGAATAGTTCCTGCGGTAAGTCCAGCATTG